GTTGTTCCTGCTGCAAGTAATGGTGCTAAACTTTGACCACTTCTACCTAATAAATCGTTTGCTAATGCTGCTCTTTTTGTTTCATCTTCAACACCTTGTAATGCTTTAATAGTCTTTTCAAATATTTCTTCAGGAGTTAATCCCTCTAAATCTTCCATACCAATACCTAAAGCACCAAATGATTCTGTTGCTATTTTACCACCTTTAGCTAAATCATCAGTTTGATTAGTTAGTGTTTTCATTCCTGCTCTTAATTCTTCCATTGATGTTCCACTTTGACTTGTTATGAAATCCCATTCTTGAAATGCTTGTGTAGAAAATCCTAATTGTTTACTTAATTTATCTATTCTATCTGTTGTTTTCGCAAAGTCTGAACCTAATTTAAGTAATCCTGCACCAACTCCCACAACTGCTGCTGCACCTATTTTAGCAAATGTTTTAAATGATGCACCTAGTTTCTTAGTGGCTTTCTCTGCTTGGTCAGTATCTATAATTATTTCATGTACAACTTGAGTATCTGCTGCCATTTACTCACCTCTTTTCTAAACTTTTAAACATTTTACCTAATTGATTTGTTGTATCTGCTTCAATTTGATATTGTAATTTCTTGTTTAAATAGAATTTAACCTCTTCTTCATCACCCTTAGTCCTATTTATAGGCACTTTATAGGCTCTGTAACCTATCCTTTTAGTTAATGCATTACTATTTAGTGTTATCTCCTCAAACATTGCTGTAAACTGCCACCATCCAATATCTTGTTTTATTAAATCTATGCCATAATCTTTCAAGAATAAAGCATAAATTAAATCAAAATCTATTAAATAATCGAATACTATTTCCCCATCTTTTGATCCAGGGGCTTGAAATCTTTTATTAAATATATAATTCAACACTATATTTATATCTGGTATACTAGGTATATTTAATATTTCTTGGATTTTAGATATATCCTGAGTATTATTTTTGATTATTTTGTATACTTGCATAACACTTTTAAAAGTTAAATTCATTTTATAATCTTTGTTACCTATATTAACTCTATCTATTTCTTCAATTTGTTTTGTAATTTCGAAGTCGCATAGTTTGAAATGTTGTGTTTTTGCAAACCCACTTTATTCAACACCATACTTTGTATTGCTGTTACAACATAATGAATACCTGTATAACCTGCAATCTTTTTCACTTCATCACATTTATCTTTTAATATAATTTCTTTTAATTTCTTTTCATCTTCATCTGTTGGATTATAATTTTTCATACATTTTTCAGATAATTCTAATATGTAATCAAATTCTTCTTGATCTAACACTACATGCAATTCGTAAAAAGGCTCAGCACCTTTCTTTTTAACGAATGGTAATACAACATCTAACATATCTTGGTTATCTATAATAATTTCTAAAGCCATCTTAAATTCTCCTTAATCTTTCAATTATCATTTTCTTGTAAACATCTTTATTTCTCGCTACATTTTCTAAAGTCCAAAATGCTACACCTGTTATACTTCCTTCGAAGAATCTCCTTCTTGCATAAGGTGTTTGCCATATTGCTATTCCATCATCAAATTCGCTATGTATAAATGCACTATTTTTCAAATCTGCTGTTAATTCTGGAACAAATTGATCATTTGTATCAGCTACAAACCTTTTAGTTACATCTGGCAATATATCTTTGCTGATTTTTTTTACATTTTTTACATGAAATCTCATTGCTGTTTCGTTTGCTTTAAATTGTTTTGCCATCTAATCACCTCTTTTTAAAAAAGAAGCATATTTCTATGCTCCTATGTTATTGTAGGCTTTCCATTAAATTTCATACTGACAGCAAATTCTACAATTGTTTCAATTTCTCTTGTATCACTAATTGCTGTAACAGGTGAATTAACTTCGATAGTTTTACCTGTGAAATCATCAATTATTTGCATAACATTTCTATTGCGTTTTGCAATATCCCACTCACAACTGATTAATGATTGAATTAATGTATCATCTTTATCACCTTTAATAGTCAAATCGTACTGTGTATCCAATGCTGTTACTTGATTATTTGAAAAACCTTCATTTTCTAAAGTGAAGAATGTATCTATTGTTTCGCTTAATGCTCTTGAAACATTTGTTATTTGTAACAATTTTTGAAAATCTGGTGTATCTGTTGGTACATCTAATAGCTGATCTGCATCTAAATTAACTGTAAAACTTTTACCATTAATAAATGTCGACATCTAATCACTCCTTTTATTTTTTGTTATATGTTACTGTTAAATTCATATTGTAATGAATATTACCATTTTCATCTTCAAACGCATAAGCTGGTCTTTGCCCTTCTATGATCGAAATTCGTGTATTAGTTAATTCTATCTCAGCAACATTATTAAGTGTATCAAACACGCTATCTATGTTATTTAAGCTCGTTAATCGGTCGGTATTCCCACGATATAAGACACTAAACAACTGAGTTGAATAATTATCACCTGCTATTACATTTGTTGTACCAGCACCAGGCAATGACCTTACAGCTGCCACATTTGTTTCTTCAACACTTGGTATCAAGTCCTGGTATGCTGTGTCAATGGCTGTTGTTTCTATTTGTGTTCTAATGTATGTTATAACTTCTGTTATCAATTAACCATCAACTCCCAATGATGAATCCCACGACCTGATTCATAGTCTAAATTCTCTATTTCTTTTATTATATAAGTTTTGCTATTAAATATTATACGACTTTTTTCAACAAATAAATCATTTGTAACTGCTGCATCATCTACTAAACTATTTTTAGCATCTACGAATACTGTACCTTTACCTATAATAATAAAACCATCTTGTTTAGCTGTTCGTGTCTTTTTTTCTTGAAATGCAACATTTGTTATCGTTTTCTGAGTATCAAATGCATCACCTGTTCCTGAATCTCCTAGATATTTTTTATATAGAATGGTATTAGGTAGTAGTTTCTTTGGAATAGGTTTAATCAAGACATAAACCTCCACTACCAGAACGATAACTTAAACCTGTATACCTTAAGTTAGCTAATAATAAGTATCTATTAGTTTTTGGTGCTACCTTTTTCCATTCTTTACTTGCTCCAGCCGTTGATGATCCACCACTACTTGAAGTAGAATATCTACCTAATGAAATCGAATCATTAACATCTTCATAATCATCATCTATAAATTGATTATCAAATACATATTGTACTTGATATGCTGTACCTATTTTTAAATTATCTAGTTGTTCTACATTCGGATTTGTTGCTTCAAATAATACATCACTTCTAGTATTAGTATGATAGGAAATCAATTCACTTGCTTCTTTTATTGCTAAATTATTAGTTGCATCATCTGCATAAGTTGTACCTAATACTTCATTAAGCTCTGCTACTGTTATATATTGCTTTCTAGTAATAGCCATTATTCACTCACCACTTTCGGTGGTCTACCTTTTTTCTTCTTAATTTTTAATTTATAACCTTGTTTTTCTAATTGTTTCATTTCATGATAAGTTTTTGGTTTTACTTCTTTATCATTTTTAACATAAATCATTTAATCACCACCTTTTTAATAAGTAAGGGCAGGTTTTAACCCACCCTTAAAGGTTCAATCTTTTAATATAATTATAAACACTTGTTCTACCTATACCAAATTCATCTGCAACATCTTTAGCTTTCATTCCGTTTTCTAACATTTCTTTCATTTTAAAAGCATCTTGTTTATTAAATTTATCTTTAACTGATGGTTTACCTAATTTTGCATTTCGCAATTTTAGTTTATGTTCATCAGTAAATTTAATACCTATTCTACTTTTTCTAATATTATCTCTGTTAGAAAGCCATTGTAAATTCTCAACCCTATTATCAATTTTATTCTCATTAATGTGGTCAACTGTTTCTAAATTGTTTGGATTAGGTATAAAAGTTAATGCTATAATTCTATGTACTCTAAACATTTTGCGGTTCAATCTTACTTGTAAATAACCTTTTGTAGTTTTGCATGGTGTCATCAAGTAAGGATTATTTTTCTTTAAAGATAAAATTTTACCACATTTACTAACTAAATAACCATTTTCAATTGACTCATAAAATTTAATGTCATTATATAACATAATTATCACCTCAATTACATTATATCAAACATTTGTTCGTGTGTCAAATTAGTTACTTAATGTACTTTATGCCGCGCCATTGTTTATTTGAATCAATGTCGGTCTAACTGCACCTGTAATATAAGCCCATCTACCTTGAATAGATACATCACCAATAAATGTTCCTGAACCATCTAATGATTGTAATCTGACATCTCTAGTCCAGTTATCGCCGAATACGAATGAACGATCTTGATTTGCAATCATATTAGTACCTGCTGGCATTAATGTTGTCATGAAGATATCGAATCCGTAGAATCTACCAATCCAACCTTCTGCTTGAATTTGGTCACCTTTGTCAGTTTCTAATACGATACCAGAATTTCTATTAGTAATCAATTGTCGCATTTCTGGTGTTATAATTAAATTTCTATCAGTTTGTGGCGCTTTAACATCATCTAATTCTTTTGCTAAATTCGCAATGTCATTGTAGATTGTAGTTGCTGTTGGCTTTAATCCTGCTGCTGCTACGAATTCTGTTCCATCTGCTACCATTTTTGCGAAACCATCTGTATCTACTTGTTCACCATGAGCTTTCATAGCTGCTTCTAAACGTTTCATAACATGGTCTGCTGGTGCTGTTTCTACTGAATAACCATCTAATAATTCATTTACTGCTTTTTCTTTTAAATTGTTGATTGTTACATAACTTGAAGAATCATTAGTGATTGAAACTCCTGTACCTGGTACATAATCAGCAATTGTTGATAATTCGTTTACATATACCTTTACTGTTGTTGTTCCTGGTGCTCCTAGAATATCTTTTCTTGATACTGCTTTAATAATACTCGTTTGTGCTAATACCGCTTCTGATATATCACTATATCCTTCAATTTTTCTTACATCTGTTGGCATTTAATTCACTCCTTTATTTTTTGCCTTTGCTTTTTAAGTATAAATCGAAATAATTCGTTGGTTTTATTTCGCCTTTACCTTTTACTTCTGTTCCTACTTTTAATGAAGTTTTTTCCTCTAAATCAAATGCAAATGGTTTACTTTCTTTCAATCCATTTAATGCATCTTCTAAAGATACTTCATCATTTACTACTTTGTTTGCTTCGAATAATGCAAAATCTAACATATCTTCCTTAACTCCAATTTGTTTGGCTAGCCCTTTATTATTAATTGAAGTTAATTCAGAATTGGCATCTTTATACTGCTTTTCTAAAGTACCATAATCTTCTTTAAACTTTACTAATTCCTTATTAATTCTTTTTAATGTTTGGTCTTTTTCAGTTGTTGTAGCCTTGCTATTAGTTACAAATGCTGAGAATTGATCTACATTTTCAAAACCATACTCGCTAATAAACGCATTTTGTGCTTCAGTTGTTACTTGTTTTAACAATACTTCTTTTTCTTTTTCAATATTTTTACCTGATATTTCATTAACATGTTCATTAACTGCTTTAAAGATGGTTTCAATGTCAATTGCACCCTCTTCATTAGTATTTGCTTTGATTAATTCTTCTAATTCTTTTCTTTTCATATTGAATCCTTTCGTGTTTTGGCTATACACCTAGTTTTAATGGTTCACTAGCAACCATATATTTAAAATATATCTAATTTTATTCCACAATGACAATTTATATCCTCTGCTGGATCACCGAATTGTCTCGGTGCTGAGACTGATTGACCTCCTACAACAAAGTTCTCATTAATAGGTACTCTTTGACCATTAGCAGCAAAATGACTGTCTCTAGGCTCGTCTGGTGTGCCATACATAGCCCATACCCATTCCTTAGTAACTATTTTCCTTGTTGTTCTATTAACTACCTTACCTGCTGTGATTTTACCTCTATCTCTAAAGGTATTGCCTTCTGATTGTAGGATGTTATTAACTCTATTCCTTAATTTCTTTGTTGCATTGTTTAATCCTATTTTTTTAAGTTGATTATTATATATATTAGCTTGTTTTCTTACCATACGACCATAGTTAATTCTTTTCCTACGATTTTTCAACTCTTTATTGAAATTACTCATGATTTGGCTATCATTTAATAATTTTCTCCTTTTGGCAAGGTTAAGAGTTGCAGTAGTTCCTATGAAATATCTATCCTCGTTATATGCAAGTGTTGCTATTAATATTGCTGTTGCTAATTTTCTTCTATCAACTTTATTTTTGTTAGGATTTTCTTCATCTATTGTTACTTCTAAATCTTTTTCTATTTCATCAAGTAATTCTTTTCTAGTAGGCATTATTCATCATCTTCTTCGGTTACTTCTTCAACTACTTCTTCACCTAAATTTTGTAATATTCTTTTTCTTGTTTTATCATCAATAGTATCACCGAATACCATTTCTAATGCAAATTCCGTATCTATTACTTGCGAGAATGTTAATTCTTTTACTGCTTTAACTCTATCTTCTAATGTATCTACTATGTATTCTCCGAATTGTACTACAACTTCATACTTTCCTACTGTACTTTTAGTAAATATATCTTGAGCTATTAACACTAATTCGTAGAACTCAGTTAAAAATTCATCCCACAACTCTATTCTTTCTGCTCTAGTTCGTAATGAAGATCGTTCCATTACTCGCCTAGATTCAGCACTAGTATTTCCACCTGCATTATCTATCCCGACAGTTGCTGGTGATAAACCGACATTTAATAAGACATTATCTATTACAACTTTAATCCCTTCACTCCATGTATCAGCTCTAAAATCTGGCTGTTGATAGTCTATTTTAACTTCTTTATCTGGATGGGTACTTAGTCTGTAATAATTTTTAGCTATTCTTGGAGGTATTTGACCATTATTTAAAAATGCTTCATCTACATATTTTTCTACCTTAGCATTTCTACCTTCTTCACTAAATGAACTCCAGAACTCATCTAATGTATCAAATTCACTTATTAAACCTTCATAGTCACTTCTACCTTCAATAGTTTTATTTGTTTTTTCCATTGCTAGTATTACTTTTGGTGTAAATTCAACTCTAGTTAATTCGCTAGTGAATCTTGTTGCTGTCAGGCTTGCAGGTTTCCATTCTGTGCCACTTTTTCTTTCTAACTTATAATCTATATACCCTTTACCATAAATCTCTGTTAAGCGATACTTTTTGTTATCTTCTTCAAATGCTGTAAAGAAATGAAATTCTTGTATTCGTTCTCTAACTTTTAAAGTATCATAATCACATGCTTTGATTGTTTCAATGATAGTCCATTCACTTAAATCCGAATCATATGACAATTTATAAGCAAACTTACCATATCCACTTTCTAAACTTCCACCTTCTGCATGTTGTTTGTTCATTCTATTATCTTTAATTATTGCATCTAGTGTATCTTGTGCATTTTCTTCAGCTATGTCAACACCACCACTAAATATTAATCTAGCCATTGTATCAGCAACTAAACGAGGTATACCTGAATGCACTATTCTTTCGGTATCTAATGTGTTCGCATATAAATAATTTTCTTTTACCCTTACATATTGTTCGTTCCAATTGAAGTTAGTGTAAAATCTTGCTAACTCTTCTTCTTTACCTTTGTACCATACATCATATTCTAATGTTCTGCTATTTTCACTCATATTTGTTAATGATCCACCTCCTGACATTCCTGTTAATAACCAATCTCTCATGTTGGTTCTCATTTTATCCATTATTCCCACATTATCACCTCACTATTTAATTTTATCTCGTTCAGGTATCCATTCATAGCTTGTTTCATCAATCGTATGGTTTCCATAATCTTCAGGTTTACCCTTTGAATCAAATGACCAGCTTTCCATTTCGTGAATATGATTCTTACAATGCTCTAATATATAATACTTCCTTTTTGCTATCCATGCGTTTACAAATTTAATTCTGTCAATAATTTTAACTTTCATCTTAATCTTATTCGCATCTACAGGCATATAAACCCATCCATTTAACCTTCTCATTTTATCAAACTCAAGTGTAGTCGCTGGTGAATCAATTGTTATGTACCTAGAAAATCCCCATTTTGAGTTATTTTCTTCTAAGAACTCATACCCTACCATACATACATCTGAAGCTGATAGTGGTAATCTGAACTTTTTACCATTTACATGAATGATTTTCCCTACATCTTTATTATTTACAACTAATTCATCTAACTTAAAGTATTCTCCAGTTGTTGTTATCCCACCAAATCCAAATGCGTTGGTATCTTCTGTATTCTTACTATAAGAGGTATCAATAGCTGCTGTGTACTTGTTAAAATTGAATCCCTTAGCAAATACTTCGTTAACTATAATATCTTTCGGTAAATCGCCAAATATTAAGTTTTCCGACTTAGCTCTTATCCCTTGTATCTTATTTTTATACTGTATTGTTCCAGGTAATAACGAAGATAATAAATTCTTTTTCTTTTCTGGTGTTACTGATGGATTATCATCATATGTAAAAAACCAATAATGCCAATCTTCTCTAGGTTTACTTTCTTTTAAGTGTTTCCAAATATGATTAGGTATTTCATGGCCTTCTGCTGGTCTTGCTCTATCCATCACATTTTTATATATTGGTAGTCTTGGATCATCAGGATTAGCTGTTCCACAAAAGTATTCGAATCTCGGTAAGAATACCTCGTTTATAAATGTTTCAGATGCGATATTCATTTCATCTACATATATTACACCAAACTGCCCACCTAATACTGTTTTGAATCTAGCTACATTGTCGTATCCAACTAAATAAACTATATCATCACCTATTTCAAGATGTGGTAATTTTTGCTTTTTACCTCCATCTGGATAAACACCGATACTAGGATATAGATCGGCCAACCCAAATTCGCCTGTGTTAATTATGTTTGACATTATAACCCCTAAACTCTTACCAGCTATTATATGTTTCTTACGCTTAGTTTTCTTTATCATGTATAATACTTTAGTGGCTACTGCTGTTGTAGTCTTACCAGCGAATGTAGTTCCTTCTATGACATCAACTTCACTATCTGTCTGTAAGAATAACTTATATCTCTTACCTATTTTGAAATCACTCATTTTTTAAACTTTCTATTGAAGCTACTATTTTATCAATAGGATCATTTTCTATTGTTGTGTGATTAACAGTCTTATCAGTGAATGCTGCGTGAGTTTTACCTAATAGCTCATAAGCCTTTAATCTATCCCTAGCACCGACATTCTCGCCATCTGTAGCAATATTGCTTATTCCCTCTAAAACTTCTTGTAGGCTTAATATTTGCTTCTTATCAACCTTTTTGATTCTTTCTTCTAGGTAAACTTGTATTTTAAGTTTGTTTAAGTTTTGTCTACCTACTACTGCTGGATGTTTATATCCTGCTTTGTTTGCTGAATGAGTGGGATCTCTAGTCTTTATATATTCATTACAAAAAACTAATTCCTTTGCACTATATTTGTATTCAGCCATTTTAATCACCTGTATTCTTCTAATGTTTTATAATCTTCTCTTTTGATTCTTCTTTTATATAATCGTTGTTTTATTTTCTTGTGTTTTATAGGCTTTTCATATCTACCATCATAAGTAAAATCTAATAGATGCCATTTATTCCAATATTTATGCTGATTATGTTTCATATAATCACCTTTTCTTATTTAAAAAACTTCCTTGCTATCTTTAATATTTGTTTATTCCATAGCCTATTAAGTATTCTACCTTTGTATATTGCCTTTATATCATTTGTTATTGATAAACTTTTATATATTTTATTTTTCATTGTTTTTAATTCTTTCTATTTTTTTCTTAATATCTTCATCATTTATCTTTCGCCATTCATTAAATATCTCTTTTGTTATATATTCTTTATATTTTTTTATACTTCTAAGCATATCTAACATAACCTTTGTTTTTCATTTTGATTTTCAATACTCATCTCTTTGAAATATGTTAAAATAGCCACCATTGTTTCTAATCTAAATATTTGATGATAATCCATCCTCATAGAAATTTTTTTACTAGATAAATTATATTCAATATATTCTCCCCATCCATCATTGAAATTAATTATATTTTTTCTTTTACTGAATGTCCATTTTAGATCTTTATTAAATTTTCTAACATCATTATTCATCATTTGTAAAATTTCTTTTTTCATCTCTATCATCTCCATTTAAAATGTATAACTGATCTCTTACCTGTCATGGATTCCCTTTTTATTTGGATCAGCTACACTATATATAGCTTGTTT